CAACAAAACTGGAGCTGCAGCTGGCCTCAGTGCTTGACGCTGTTGGTGTTGACATACCCCGCAAGCGGTTAACCAAGCAACTTGTGGGCAATCTGCCACTAACCAGCAGCGTTCGAGTGCAGTGATCGACCTAATCGGGCGGCCTTACCGCTGGGGTGCAGATGGTACGGATCCAGACGGAGCCTTGGACTGCATCAATCTTGTGTTTACCGTGCTGGACCGCCTGGGCTTGGAGCGCCCGACCCGCCGCCAAGACTGGTACGACGGTAAGCAGTATGCAATCGGCAGGGACTTGCTGGGCTGGTGTCGCCGTGTCAAAAAGCCTAAGTACGATGGTGACGTGTTGCTTTTACCGCAGTCTCCAACGACGTTTGCGGTGTTCTGGAGTCAAGGATGTCTTTACATCAATCAGCATCTTCAGGCGGTGGCATGGTGCCCTACCGACATGTTGCGGTACAGCCACTGCTTCCGTTTGAAAAACGTCTGATTGAAGAGCTGGGTTGTAGCGAGCAGGAATACCGCGCTTTTGTTGAGCATGTAAGCCGTCACAAATACATCCGTCCCGCCGAATACGCCGGAATACCGGATGTTCAAAATGGCGCGTTGGCTGTTGCAATTGTCAGTCTTGTCATTGGTATTGCCTCAACTGCAGCGTCAATCTTGATGGCGCCCAAACCGCGTCAATCAACTATTCAACAACGCAATCAGCCACAATTCAGCGCCCGTGACCTAGGCAGCAAAACTGGTTCGGACATTTTTACGCCTTCTTATGGCTTCAGCTCTCTCCAAGAGTTAGCTGCTTACGGCAACATCGTTCCAATCGTTTTCACCCGCCGCTCACAGAATTTCGACAATCAGGGTGAGTTTTACACCGGCGGCCTTTTAATCTCTCCCACGCTGGTATGGTCCCGCGTCAAAAGCTGGGGCAGCCATCAAATCAGCGAGATTGTCACCATTGCCGGCCAAGGCCCAATGGCTAAACCTGACTTAGCTGGCATTTACCTTGGCAACAACGCGCTCGACAACATATTCGCTAGTTACTTTGATTTCTACTGGAACGACGGATCAGTTATCACCGATGGCGCCAGCCGCTTAAGAGGTCGCAATCTTCGCTACGGCTCACTGGCGATTGACGATGGTCAAGGTGATGCCGATCAAGCCTTTTATGCGCCCACTTTTGCTGGGGCTAATCAGCCTTCATTTAGCGGCGCTTTTACACCATCAAACCAAATCCGTTTTGGCGTTCACTCTGCCATTGCTAATGGCACGCCAGTCCGTCCAGATTGGGAAGTTATTTCTGTACTTAAAGACTGGGACTACCAGCGTAAATTCAGAATGCTGGTTAAGCAGAAAAAGTATGTTGACCTGTATTTAAGGCGTAATCATCCTTATGGAGGAGATTATCAACGTAACGGCATTACCGAGGACGCTGGTATGCCTGGCACTGGCGTCAATTATGCAAGACGCATTGGGGTGGTCGAACACCGCAGCGCATTGACCGGCGCAATTACAACTCACACAGAAACAAGAACCGCGCAACCATATGACACTGAACAGTGGTCAAATTTAACGACTGTTGTTGAAGTAAACAAGGATGACGAGATTGTAATTCTGTATGGAAAAGGGCGCCAAAACGTAGATCCCTTTCCGTATGAAGGCAGCGATGCGGATCCGCCACAAGTTGAAGACGTGCGCTCCGCTGTAGATGCAGAAGTTCAACGCGCCGATCAACTGCTTGCGTTAGGCGCGACGTTCATGATTGGGCGTACCACTTGGATTGTGATTGACCGTCCAGCCAAGGCCTATGACCCACACGATGACAGCGGTTCCGGCTATCGCGTTCGTTTGCGCTGCATTGAAGCGTGGAGCAACCTAAACCGAAAGATTGGCATTGTTGCTGAATCCGCTATCACAGTTGATAGTTGGCTGCCCGCTGCAGATATTGACGAAGCTTTTTACCCGCTGCTTCGCTTTGAAATTGGCAGCTTCCAGAACAATCGCCGTTGCGATGTAACCGAGATCGGAATTAAGTCACAGGTCTGGACTCGTTTCAGTGGAATTACCAATTTCAATACGCTGCCCACGCCGGGTCAAATGGCAGATGAAAATAAGCGCAATGTAGATTTACGTGGCGGCAAACTGACGCAGTACGCCAAACGCCTTTCCACTTTTGCGTTGGATGTACGACCCGCCAATGCTGAATCGGTTCGTGATTACAACCGCAACGAAGGCTGGGTCAACATTCCGGGTTACATTTTTGGTGTAGCCGGAGATTCACCAGTTGATCTTTATTCGTTTATTCGGGTCACTCACCCCAGCCGCTCGCAGCTGGAATATAGGTTGCGTCCGTTTAATGCTGCAATTTTTGCGCAACAGACCAGCGGCGAAGAATTGATTTTTCTGCTAGATGGCGGGCGTCCTGGATACCAAGAATGGACTGCAGATACTTATCTTGGTACATTCCGAATTGGCGGTCGCGGCGAATTTGTTAAACCCCGTGATTTCTTTACTCACAGCCAAATGGCTGTCCGCCCCGAAACGGAAACCGGTGAAAGCAATATCGACAAACTGGTCTATGGCCGAGTCCAACCTAATTTAAATCGAATTGATGTTGTACTGGGCAGCATTACATGTATCACCCCTGGAATTGGATATAACGTTGGAGATCAGATTGCATTTAATACTTTAAGCAATATCATGTCCGGCTTCTTTGGCGAAGATCCATATTTTGATAATTTACCAGTAGGAACCCGTCGCACAAAATCCGGCTGGATATACGACAGAGATATTGCAATCAGAAGCATCAACATGCGTGTAACCGTGGAGGCGTACCAGCAGAATTTGCCTGATACAGCTCGAAACAAGTGGTGGCGCATTGTCGAAACAGACGTGGAATCTTTTACTGGACCATGGGACAACGGCAATGTTTTTACTAAGAATGCAGCAAATATCAATGGTGTGCAATTTGCATTTTCCTACACAGTTACCATCCCGACTGAATACGTCGAATATGACACGCCAATCACGGCCACGCGGCTATTCCAGCGATATAGCGGAATTGCAGAGGTCTCGCACTACGGAGAATTAATTACGCATAGTTGCGATGGCGCCCCTGAGCATGAGGTTGTTTATGTAAATGAATGCTTGGCGGAGGATTTAATTCCTGAATACACAAACTGCGCTGTTGCTGGTCTCAAACTGCGTTCCAGCGACAACTTCCAGCAGCTCGATCAACTGCGTTGCTATCTATCCAACGGCATTCGCGTGGAACGCTTAATTGACAATGACGTGGACTCCAGCAATCTGCTAACGGATTTGCTCTGGTATCTGGTCACCAATAAGGACACTGGCGCAGGCTCAATTATCAATTCGGACTTGGTGGATCGCGACCAGTTGATTGAAACCGGACGATACCTACGCGCCAACAACCTATTCTTCGACGACGCTATTGCCCAGCCAATCAACCTACGTTCTTGGCTTGCCGAATTAGCGCCAAGCGTTCTTTGCTATACCACGTTGAAAAACGGCAAATTATCAATCGAACCCGCTTTGCCGTATGACAGCAGCTACAAGATTTCACCCAATCAAGCTTTGGCCATCAAGGGCATGTTCACCGATGGCAACATTATCGAAGACTCGTTAAGTATTGAATGGCTGGAGCTGGAAGAACGCAAATTGTTCCAAGCAGCCGTGGTCTACAAATGGACCGGAATCAACAAGTTTCCAGAGCAGCAAACTTTAATTGTCCGTTACAACGAATCTGGCGCGGCTGACTTACCGCTGGAGCAATTTGAACTTGGCCACGTTACTGCTGACAATCATGCGCTGACCGTTGGCCGTTATTTCCTTGCTCTGCGTAAGCATGTAACTCACAGCATCACGTTTAGGACGTTGCCTTGGGGTTTGAGCTTGGCGCCTGGTGATTACATCCGTGTTGCCACTGAAATCAGCCCGTACAGCCCGACAAACAACGGCATCGTCCGAGAGGATGGCAGTGTTGTCTCGATAACGCCTTTGGCCGATGGCAATTACACGGTTTACTACTGGGACCGGAGCCAGACAACGATCGAAACTGGCACGCTTGAGATTGTGAACGGCGAAGCGCAGAGCCTGCGGAACACGGTCTTTTCTGTAATTGATGCCAACGTCACCAGCCAGGTGTATCAGATTGAGGC